CTTTGTCCGGTTAAGTATTCCGCTGCCTTCTCAAAGATAAATGTCTTCGCAGTTTCTGAAAGATACTCCGATTTGTTTTTCGGAGTACCCATCAGTTTGTAGATTTCAGATGCGGTGAAACGAGAACGCCTTAGATCTTGCCAATCGTCCTCGTTCAAATTAGTGTGAATTGTTGGAAGTTGAAGTTTCATTTCTCGCCTATTAAAAGTTTCTGATTTGTTTCGCTCACTTCAAACTTACTGGTGATGTCGGTCATCAGTCCACCTGTCTGCAAGTGTTCAACTGCCTTTGCCCAACTCTTGTGCTTTTGTGTGAGTTCTTCTTTCTTGGGTGCTGACTGCCTTCCCATTGCTTTCTCACCATCGTCATCATCGTCAATGTTCAGATTTAGGATTGAGCCGAGTGCATATCTCCGTGCGTAGGTGATTGCACTTCCCATTGCTTGTGGATCGTTTTGTTTTGCAACCGGCATCACATAGGATGATTCCATCCATTCCCCTGAGTCAGCGTGAACGATTAAAGTGGTCAGTTCCACCCCATTAGGAAATTGACTGATTGCCAAATTGCATTCGCTCAATGGCTTTTGAATGGTGTCCAGTATGTTTGCTAAACTTGCATACTTGGATTTGAAGAAAGGATTGCTTGATTCCTTTCCGACCTTGCTCACCGATGCTTGGAATTTTACCAATGCCCCGGCAATGTTCTTGATTGATTCGCTTTTATTCATAGAGTTTTGTTTATAAAAAGTTAGTTTGTTGTCCGAGCATAAAAAGGACTGTGAATCTTGTCGGCTCCCAACAAAAGAATGCTTCTGAGTTTATACCATCAAATTCCTTAGTCACACAATCACCGAATCCTACTTCTCGTGAGTTGACATATTCTTGAAGCTCATCAATGTGGTTTTTAATTAACCAATGATCAACGGCTTCGATTGTGTAGATGTATTTCTCTTCGGTGATAAGACCTTTCACAGTCAGAATCCATCCGTTAATTGCCAACTCAATCATTCGACACCTCCCTCAATGCAATCTCAATGACGGCTTTTGCTTTTGGAGAAACGATGTTTCCATCTAATAAATACTTTCTGACAGTTGGAAGTGATACTCCGGTCTTCCGTGCGACAATCTGAAAAAGACCTTGTCTTCGTTTCAGTTTGATTGTTTCAATTGCTTTTGCGTAATCCATAACGACACAAAAGTAAAATAAATAATCCAATAATGAAAATAAACTTTTCTTTTTGTTAGATTTTTATGTCTTCCGAGAATATCAAATCCCCGAAACGAGCATTCAACTCGTTGACCAATTCCATCTGAATGCTTTCGGTGAATGCCTTTTCCAAGAATGGTCGTGGCTTTGTTCCGCTTCGGTGAATCTTTTTGGCAATGGCTTTGGCAAGTGAATCGTATGTTTGACCTTCGGCTGGTTTCAATCCTTTTTGCCTTATCCACTCAACAAGTGATTGCCATAGGTAAGGAGTGCCTTCAATATGTCCTCCTCGTGTTGGCTTCCTTCCGTATTCAATGAACTCCCAATAATCCTCAGCCACAAGAATGGTGTTGATTGATGTCGGTGACTTGGTGATGTTTCCTGGTGCGAACGATTGGCGAAGTTTACCACTTGCAATGCTATTGTTTGCATCAAGATTCGCCAAAATTGGTGGGATGACTTTCTTGTTCCACCACTCAACGATGATTTGCTGAAGTAGTGAACCTTGAGATGCATCTCCCAAATAAGTATCAAGTGCATCGGGTAATTTGGATAAATCTATTTCAGCCATCCTACAAGCGTTAAAACAACTAATCCTATACTTATACTCTTAAACAACTTCAAAGTGCGTGAGATGGCTTTATTTTGCTTCACAAGGACTTTGTTCTCATCCTTCAAATATCCGATGTTTAACTTTTGTTTGATGATGATAGAATCTTGCTGATCAATGATGATTGAATCCGCTTGGACAACCTTCATTAACTGGCTTACTTTCTGACGTGCGATTGCACCTTTGACCAAGTAACTATTTGCCGAGCGTAGAGTCGCAGAATCTATGGAGATTGATTGCCCCTTCAAGCCCTGAAGATGTAGCATCAAAAGTATCAAGAAATATCGTATCATAGTGGTTGATTTTTTCAATGAGCTTTATTCTTTTTATCTTGGTATGCTCTACAATTCTTTCGTGCATCTCTACATTGATCTGTGGTGGTACGGGTCGGTGTTCTTCTTCAAAGTTAAACATTGACCAAAGCACACTACACAGGAACGACGCAACTATTAGCCAAATAAGGAGTGAGGATTTGGAAGTTGATTGCATATCCAGCAAGTATATCAGTTTTTGCATCGTAGAAAGGAGTGGCATTTCCGTTGATGCTTAATTCAAAGTCACCATCTGCCTGATTGTTGTTGTCAATCAAAGCAAATATGTCAGCCATAATCTGAGCCGTATCCGAAAGCACTTCAATTGTGTTGGATTCAGATTCAAACACACGATCCATCACAAGCAAAGCAAAGTTATAGGTCATCAACTTTCCGGCTGACTGGAGATTGAACCCATCAGGATACAACCACACCAACGGATAGTACTCAACATTCTCAACCGTCAAATTCGATTGTTGACCAACACCAAAGTGACCGACCATCTTATGGCTTTCGGCTGCGGTCTGAATCTTTGCTATGATTTGGTTTAATGTCATTTTTTAGGAATTTGAGAAGTTTGGCTTCGTTGTTTTTCTGCCACTTATTTGTTCTCGTCGGGGGGGAAGTCATAGTTCCAGAAGCAATCGTCATAGTTTGTCGGTAGATAAATTCCTCCGCTGAATGCGGTGTTCTTAGGTCGTATGGTATCAAATGTATTGCCGGGATTCAAGAACAATGGATAGTCATTCGTGTTGGTACGCAAGTAATCACGCAACCTATTGGCATAGTATTCCGCTTTGTCACGATATCTGCCTTCAATCAATGTCATCTCCTCAACCGATACTGCACGAGCATTGTCCGATTCACGAGATGCAACCGATTTGTTCATCAACTTGAATGTCATTGGCAACATCGCTTCGGTCAAAGTATAATACTTCAAACAAGGTGCAATGTATGAATCCAAAAGGGTTGTGTTCAAGTTAGTCAATGTAGATGCAAACGCTTGTGTCTGCAACTGGTTGTAAATACCCGAACCAATTACATCACGGATGTAGATTTCCTGAGCTTCTTTGATTGCTGACTTGAGCAGTTTGTCGTCAACATTCTCATTCAAAGGGGTGTTGTCCTTCAAATAGGTTGTTGATATGAAATATACAAAGTTTGTCATTATTTGATTCTCCTCAATAATTGTTGTTGCCAAATGTGTCTGCATTGTGGAACATTCACATCTCTCACGGGGTCGTGATACCATCCACCTCGTCTTGACCAAACATCAATTCCCGTTTGTGCTGACATTGCATCAATATCCGCACGAGAATAAACACGATTGCTTTGTGCAATTTGACGGCAGAACTCACGAGAGCCCGGTATAATTAGTCCACCCGATATTCCTGGTGCAACCGAGTATTTGTAACGGACAACAATTTCGGTTTGCAACTGACTGATTTCTTCCAATCCTTTTGTTGTAACCTCAAGACCTTGATTGTATCCCTTGATTAACTTTGCTTCGTTCAATTTTGCAATGGTATCAACCACGACTTGTGGATCAAGTTTGGTGATGTTGACGATATCGCCTATCTGCAAACCTTTGTTTTCCTTCAACACATTCAAGATGGCTGATTCAATCGCAGATGCGAAGTCAAACTTCATTGCTTCAAAGTTCTCAGCAGGTTCACCATACTTCATAAAGACCGCCAAGTCACGCTCATCATCCCATCCAAAAGGATTCTGTGATGACAAGGCAACGGGGGCTGATGACGATTCCAACAAATCCCCACCAACTATCGGGGCAAGTCCCGCCAATTGACGCTTCTCGTTGATAGTCATATTTGACAAGACATTGTTTGCAACCAAAGGTGACAATGCGTTGATGGCATCGTTCAATGATGACTGCACTTTTACATTTGAAAGTGCTGGAAGTCCTAATTCTGCACGAGCTTCTTCGTTTGAAATTAAACCGGCAGTAAATAACGCTTGATAATCCAATCCGATTGGTGGTTTGTTAATTGTTTCCAAACGAACTGGAGAGATGAACTCAAACAAATAAGTCAAAGTATCATCAATCTTTTGTTGTCTTGGTTCAATGTATGATTGTTGGAACATCTCATAAGCTTCAATCATCTCGCTACGACCTCCCAATTGACCTTCCACACGCACTCCAAACAACATCGGTGAGTTCACCTTGTGTGCAACAAATATCTCTTGTTGTACGGTCTTATTTAGCAAATCAAATTGCTTGTCAAAGTCCGATGGTTGCAAGTTGGAAATGACTGATTCCTTTTCTTGTGGATCGTTGTATTGGATAATCAGTCCACCGGCATTGTCCGTGCCTTGATAATTCTCTTTGAATCGTCTTGCAGTTGAACGAGCTTCTTCAGGTGTTGGGATTCCCTTGAATAACTGAATGTGCGTTTGTGCGGTGAATCCGTTTTTGATTGAGTTCAAATAGTAATTTGAAATCTCGGTGTCCACTTCAATGTATTTTAACGCACCAACATAATCAGGCAAAGGATATTCACCTTGTCCGGGTCGGTAGAATTGGCAATAATAAAGTGACTTTGATTCTCTTGTGGTTGCGTTGAATGGCTGATAGTGAACTTGCTCCGCTTTGCGGTCAGTCCAATCCTCACAATACACATAATCACCTTCAAGTCCTTTGCGGATATTCTTGAAAGGGATGTGGTAAATCTCTGCAATTGCCGTCTTGGCTTTGTTCCAAATTATCTCCAAGCAATAACCATTGAACAACTCAAGGTCATACGCTATTTTGGTTTTGACTTGGTCAAGGGTTTCGTAGCCGTTGATGGCTTTGATCTTGGCTTCGGCTTTTGCGATGTCAACGGTGTTTGATCCAAATACCTTAGTGCCAACTCCAGATATATACGAAGCTTTTGAAGAAACGATTGCATTGTGCTTGGGGCTTTTGTTAAATAGTTCTATTAAAAATTCGGGATAGAGATTGTCCGCTCCGAAAGTGACATATCCCTTCGCCTTATTCTCTTTGAATACGGGAAGAACATTGTCGTGAAAATTAATTCTTTGGAAGATCATCTCTACTAAATAGCAATCATTCCTTTTTGTTAGAGAACTTGTCAATAGATGTGAATCCAAGACAAGCAATCACGATGAATTCTACTGCACTAACCAAATCGGGAGAAGGTACAATGTCAGCAGGACTAAGAGAATTGTGAGCCATAGTCCCAAACAAAACAAAAGCACCGATGATGCCAACGAATCTTTTGGATGATGCTTGTCCTTTGTCACCTTTGAAGAAATCTAAAAACTTCATATTTCGTTTGAGTTTAATAATGTGTAAGTGAATGAATTCCCGTGCAATGCTGCGGCTTTTTTAACGATGACCATAAACTCGTCAAAGTCAGCGGACTTTTTGAACACCTGACACCCCTCACTCCAGTTCTCTACATAGGTAGAATCTGCACCGGCTTTGTGGATGTT